ATGAACCTACATGACTATTTCGATTGCGAGGGAGCCATTACCGCTGCGGCGCTGGCTCGGCGCGTGGGGGTATCGCCCGCGCTGGTCTACCAGTGGCGCACCGGGCGCCGGCCGGTGCCGGTCAAGCACTGCGCCCTGATTGAGCTGGCCACGTGCGGCTGGGTCACCCGGCGCGACTTGCGTCCCACGGATTGCATTCGAATCTGGCCGGAGCTGGCCGAAGGGCTGAAGGCGCAATGAACTACTACCCCCATCACATTGGCGATTTCAATAGCGCCACGCGGCACCTGACGCGCATCGAACGCAGCGTCTATCGCGACTTGATTGAACTCTATTACGACACCGAAGCCCCTTTGTGCGGGGACGTCGACAAACTCTGCCGCCTGTTGATTGCGCGGTCAGACGAAGAGCAGGCCGCGGTGGTCCAGGTGCTGGGCGAATTCTTCGTGGACACCGAGCAAGGCTGGCGGCATGCGCGTTGCGATGCCGAGATTGCCCGCTACCACGGCAACAAGGAAGCGAAGTCCGCGGCCGGTAAGGCCAGCGCGGCCAAGCGGGCGCGGCAAGCTTGCCGGCAAGTGAACGCGGCGGAGGATGTGGCAGAGAAAGCGGCAGAGAAATCGGCAGTAGAGGCAAAGGTGGAAGGCGTGGAAGGCGGGGCGGGCCAACAGCCGTTGAACACCCGTGCAACTAACCATGAACCAGAACCAGAACCAGGAACCCAAAGCCAGAAAGAAAAGGAACCCCGGTCGTGCCAGCGCACTCCAGGTTTTGACGCTACCGCCATTGCCTTGCCCGAATGGCTGGACCGCGCCGATTGGACCAGTTGGGTAGCGGATCGCAAGGCCCGCAAGAAGCCGATTACGGAAGAGGGCGCGCGGCGGCAATTGCAACAGCTTGCTGCCTACCGCGCCGAGGGCATTGCCGCCAGTGCGGTCATCGCACACAGCATCGCCAGCGGCTATCTCGGGCTGTACCCACCGCGCGATAGGCCGCGCACCGCCGGAAGCAGCCGCGTACGGCAACGCGCCGACTGGTCATCTGAACTGCGCAGCGTGTTGGCCGAAGGCCGGGGACGTGGCGAGATCGACATGGGGGTGATCGATGCAAGTCGCTGAATCGTCCGCCAGCCTGGGCGCGCTGGTCGTCAATGAAATGCACCTGCTGTATGGCGCCAAGTTCGCGCAGCAATGGGAAGGCCTGACGCCGCGCGAGTTGAAGGATTCCTGGAATCAAAAGTTATCGGGGCTGACCGAGGCGCAAGTCAGGCGCGGGCTGACCGCGTGCCTGACGCGCGAGTGGCCGCCCACGCTGCCCGAATTTCTGAAGCTGTGTTGCCCGTGGTTGATCTCCGAACTGGCCTATCACGAAGCCGTGCGCGGCGTGTCGGCGCGGCGGCGCGGCGAGACCGGTGATTGGTCGCACCCGGCGGTGTATTGGGCGGCGGTTGGCGTCAGTACGGTGGACCTGCTCAACAGCAATTACGGCGCTATCAAGGCGAGGTGGGAAAGGACCTTGACCGAGGAGCTGAGCAAAGGCGCGTGGCCCGACATTCCGCCACCGCGCGCGGCACTGCCCGCGCCAGGCCAGACGCTGGCCACGCGCGCACAAGCAGAAGCCGCGCTCAAAAAGATGGGGGCGGGAAAGCTGTTGGAGCCGCGCAGCCGGTCGCATCGCGAGTGGATTGATCGATGGGAGGCGCGCATCGCGCTTGGCGGTCACCCCACCAAGGCCATCGCCGAGATGCTGACGCACGCCAGGCACACCACCAAGCCGGAGGGCGCATGACGCGGGTACACGAATCGAGATGCGAAGCGGGACAAAAAATGGGACCCAAAGCGGAACACAACGCGGAACACAAAAAGGGATGCGACACGGGACACCAAAGCGGTTCCGCGATCCGCAAACAAGAACGAGGCAACAAGACAATGGAAGCAAGGGCAGGCACGCAAGCAGGCTTACCGCGTTGGGTGGAAGACGAAATTCGCAATTGGGCAAGATCGCAATGGGAAGGCGACTGGCCGGGCCCGCGCCGCATGGCGCAAGACGCGCCGGACGTGTGCGCGTTTCCGCCGCTGCCGGGTCACGATGACGACGATGAGCCGCTGCGCATTCCGGTGAATCATGAACGCGCGCGCCGCGTGCATGCTTTGTATGAAGCGTTGCCGCTGGTCGAGCGGCGCGTGGTGCAGGCGGAAACCACCCGCCGCGCCGACTACGGCGATCTGCCCGCGCATCTGCGTCAGGACAAGGCCTGCCGCGTCATCGGTATCACGTTGCCTTACTACAAGGTGGCGTTGGGCAGTTTCAAGCAACAGGTCTGGAGGGCATTCAAATGAAGTACGCGCACGAAGTTATTGATTTGCTGGCGGCATATCCGGGGCGCGAGTTCAGAATGGCCGAGATCCTGCGGCACGTCAGTCGTGGCATCCCGTTGGCGCCCGCGTCGCAAGAAGCCATGCGCCGTGGCGCGCGCCGCGTGCTGGACCACTTGCTGGATGCGGGGCATGTGCAGCGCTGTGGCGGCAACACCAAGTCTGCAACCTACGCGTGGTCGGAATTGGGACACGCACTTCATAAAAACCATGCCCATTTGGGACCGGATTTGAGACAATAGCTCCGGGCCATTGCGCCCACACGAAATGCAGCCCGCCCGCCTAAACGGTTCGCGGGCTTTGTTTTTTTCAGACCTGAAACCGGACTTCCATGACGCCCGATAACGCAATTCTTACGTTGGTGACGGCCGCTGCGGGCGGTGTGCCCGTCGTCTCGTCCGACGACGCGCAATCCAGTCCGCAACCGCCCTACATCGCGATGGCGGTGCGTTGGGTACAGACAGGCCCCGCTGAAGCCGGGCCGGTTGACGACGATGGCAATCAGCCTGTGCATGACCACCGCGATGCGACCGTCGAGCTGCGCAGCGTGGGCGCCGCCGCCTACGCTGCGCTCGACAAGATGGGCCTGACCTTGCGCCATCCCGTTTATGAGGAGCAGGCGGAAGCGCTGGGCCTGGCGCTGTTTGACGTCGGCCGCATCGAGCGCGTGCCGCGTGAAAGCGCGGGCGCCGCCAGCGAGCGGCTGGGTGTGCTTGAGCTGGGCATCCGCTACGCGCAGACCTATACCGATGTTGTCGGTGTCATCGAAACCGTGACCGGCACGATCACCACGACGGGCGGGCTCATGCCTGCCCTGGAAACCTCTTTTTCCGCGGAGACCGAGAAGGCGACGTAGCGCCCCAGGTCTTCTTAACGCAGTCCCGCCGCCCTTGGGCGGCTTTTTTTTTGGAGCCGCAAATGGCAAAAATCGACCGGATCGTCAATGTGGCGATCTCGCTGAACACCACGGCGATCAAGGAGCAGAACTTCTCTGACATCCTGATCCTTGGCGCGCATGCGCTGGCCGTCAACCGCGTCTTGGTGGTGACCGAGCCGGGTGAACTGCTGGATCTGGGCATGTCGCCGAATGATCCTCTGTACATCGCCGTGCGCGATGCCTTCAAACAGATCCCGACTGTCGCTCGCGTTTTCGTGGGCCGCCGTCAAGTGGATGCATCGCGCATTTCCGTGACGCGTGCCGCTGTGGCCGACTACGCCGTTTCGCTGTCGTGGCGTGATGCCGCTGGCGCCGTGCAAAAGGTGGACGTGAGCGTGTCGGGTCTGGCCGAGAGCACCCCGCAGACGATCGCCACCGCGCTGGCTGCCGCCATCACCGAAACCGATGCGCCGGTAACCGCTACCGCGACGGGCGCCGACGTTGCCGTGACCGCCAGCCAGGCCGGCCAGGCCGTCGCCATCGCCGTGAAGGGCAATGTGCAATTGGCCGCACCGGTCAGCACCGAAACCCCGTCGGCCGCCTTGAACGCCTGCCTGCGCGAGAACGGTGACTGGTACGGCGTGTCGTTGGCCAGCCGTGTCGAAGCTGACGTGTTGGATGCCGCTGAATGGGTGGAATCGAACGAGCGTCTGTTCGGCGTGTCCAGCGCACAGGCCGGCATCATCGATGCCGCCGTGTCCAGCGACATTGCCTCCCAGTGCCAGCAGAAGCAGTTCTTCCGCACGCACGTCTGGTATCACGGCCAAGCTGCCAGCGAAGCGCTGGATGCCGCCGTCGCCGCCAACCGCTTCACCTTCTATCCGGGCGGTGAAACGTGGGCGAACACGCGTCTGTCGGGCGTCACCTATGACAGCCTGACTGAAGGCCAGGCGCTGGCCGCGCACGCCAAGAACGCCAACACGTTCGAGCAGATGCGCAACTTCGCCGTGACGCAGAACGGCAAGGTCGCCGCCGGCGAATGGATCGACGTGATCCGCGGCCGCGACTGGCTGGCCGAGCAGGTGAAGATCAACGTCGCGTCGCAGCTGATCAACGCGAACGGCAAGGTGCCGTACACCGACGCCGGTATCCAGATCCTGGTCAACGGCATTCGCCAGGCGCTGCTGCTGGGCCAGAGCCGTGGCCTGGTTGCACCCGACGAGATCGACGACGCCGGCCGCAAGATTCCCGGCTTTGTCATCAACGTGCCGCGTGCAGCCAGCGTTTCCACCAACGACAAGGCCAACCGCATTCTGCGTGACCTGACGTTCAGCGCCCGCCTTGCCGGCGCCATCCATGTTGCCGAAATCAAGGGCAACCTCACCTACCAACAACTGTAATCGGGGCCTACTCATGTCCGTCAAAACTTACGCACCCAATCAGGTGAAGATCGTGATGGGCGCGCTGCCCATCTCTGGCCTGGCCGAAGACACCTTTGTCACCGTGACCGAAATCGGCGAAGGCATCGCCTCTGTGGTCGGCGTCGATGGCGAAGTTGCGCGTTCCATGTCGCGCGATTCGCGCCTGCGCATCACGCTGACGCTGATGCAGACCAGCGCCAGCAACGCCGCGTTGACCGCGCTGCATCAGGCCGACCGCGCTACGGATGGCAACGGCGCCGTGCCGATCTCGGTGACCGACTTGCGTGGCACGTCGCTGCACGCCTCGGACTCGGCGTGGATCGTCAAGATGCCCGACGCGGGCTACGGTGCCAAGGTCGGCAGCCGCGAATGGTCGATCGAGACCGGTCCGGCCATCAACGTCATCGGAGGCAACACCTGATGAGCGCCATCAAGGAAGTGACCATCGGTTCGACGGTCTTCCGGGTCTCGCGGTTTGATCCGTTTCGCCAGCTGAAGCTGTTGGGCGACCTGCAAAAGGAAGTGCTGCCGGCCGCGGGCTCGATGTTGACCGCCGTGTTCGGCGGTGACGGCGCGGCGCAGGAACGCGACGAAAAGGCGATGCTGAACGCCTTTCGCGAACTGTCGGTCAAGCTGGGCGGCGACAGCCTGGCCAGCTGGGCCGAACGGCTGATCGACGCGGAACTGGTCACCTTCGAGCTGGCGGGCCGCGAGCCCCAGAAGTTGACGCCGGCGCATCGCGGCCTGGCGTTTGGCGACTATGCCGAAATCCTGGAGCTCTTGTTCCACATCCTTGAGCACAACTTCGCCGGCCCTTTGGCGCGTTGGGCCGGCCGCTTTGGTCCGGCCCGCGCCAAGCTGGCGAGCCTGTCGGGCGGTTCGACGCCGGCTTCGAAAGAGAGTTGATCATCTGGCGGCCCATCCTGGCCCGCCATGTCAGCCTGGACGCCGTTAAACGCGGCGATGTCGACCTCCTGGACATCCTGAAGCTCAATGCGCTGATGGATGCCCAGGCGGCGGCCCAGGCTGCGGCAGAAAACAAGGCGAGGTAACGATGACCGTTGTACGAGAACTGGTGACGCTGTTGCGCTACCAGGTGGATGATTCCGGGCTGAGAACGTATCAGCAGGCGTTCGAGACGATGTTTTCTTCGATGGTGCGAGCAAGCGCTCAGGCCAGCGCGGCCATCAGCCAAGCCTTGGCGGGTGCGCTGCCGTCGGTGATGAATGCGCAGCAGACGGTAGGCGCCATGGTTCAGTCGCAGCGGCAGGGGGTATCGGCCGCGCGGCAACACGCCACGGCGCTTGGCGGCCTGCGAGGCGTTGTTTCTCTGACGCTGGGCGGTTCGCCCTTGAAGCGCATCTTGAGCGACATCGACGCGTGGGCGCAGACGCAGATGCGTCTGCGGCAAGCGGCCGGATCGGACGCGCAGGCGTCCGACGCCGACCGCGACCTGGCGCGCCTGTCGCGCTCCAGCCGCACGCCGTATGCCGATAACGTCGATACGTATGCACGCACTCGGCAGGCCCTGGAAGATCAGGGACGCTCCAGCATTGACGCGTCCAGCATCACCGAAGCGGTGGCGTTGGGCATGAGCTTGTCGGGCGCACCGGCGCAAGACCGTAGCGGAGTCGTCGCATCGCTGCTGAAGATGATCGAGCAAGGCAAGCTGGGCATGGAGGAATACAACGCCTTGCCCCGGCGCATGCAGGATGCGCTGGCCGCGGGCTTGGGCGTCAATCGTGGCCAGTTGCGCGAGCAGGTGCAGGGCGGGCAAGTAACGGCTACCCGCGCCTTGCCCGCGCTGGAATCGCAGTTGCCCAAGATGCGGGCGGAAGCGGAAAGCGCGCCGGCGTCCATCACCAGCGCGATGACGGTGTTCAACGACGCCATGCAGCGCTACTTTGGCGAGACGCTGCCGATGGGCCGTGCGGCGCTATCGGCGGTGACGGCATCGATTCAATTCCTGGCCGACAACATCGACGCCGTCGTCAAGCTGCTGGCGTTGGCGGGGACCAGCTTGGGGCTTGTGGCGCTGAGCAACTGGCTCCGCCAAGCCACCGTGCAGTCTGGCGGCTTGCTGCGATCTCTGGTCGCCGCCACCCGCGTGGCCTTGGGGCTGGATGGCGCGATGGCGCTGCGCAGCGGGCCGGCAGGCGCGATGCAGATGCTGTCGGTGTGGACGCGGACGCTGGCGCCAATGCTTCGCATGGCCGCGGTGCTGATGACGATCTACTTGATCGGCGAAGACATCGCCAATTGGCTGAGCGGGGGCGACTCCGTGCTGGGCGGCTGGATCGGTGGCGTGGAGCAATGGCAGGACGAGCTGGATGCCGTGTCGGGTGTGCTCGGCGTTGTGAAGGATCTGCTGGTAGGCGCCGGGCAGACGCTGGGGCCGTGGATCGCTCAGTTTGGAACCATTGCCATTTTGGCCTATGGCCTGTGGCAGATGCTGTCGCCCATCGGCAGCGTGATCCTCTCCATGGCGAAGATCGCCGTTCCCATGCTGTGGAACGCATTCCTGTACCTGGCCACGACCATCATCCCGCTGCTGTGGAACGGGCTGATGTGGGTGGCGACGACGGCGCTGCCGATGTTGTGGAACGGGTTGCTGTACATCGCGCGGTCCGTCATCCCGATGCTGTGGAACGCGTTTGCCATGACGCCCATTGGCCGGATCATTTCCGCCATTGGTGTGCTGGCGCTTGCGTTGTGGCAGATCTGGGAAAACTGGGATGAGATCCAGGCCTATATCTCGGCGTCCTGGGACGCGCTGATGGGAATCGCGCACGACTCCTTCCTGGGGCCGGTGATGGAATACATCTCGGCGATCTGGGCGTTCTGGAGCGAACTCGTCAGTGGCGTCGTCGCCGCGTTCACGGGCGATTGGGACGGCGCAATTGCCCATTGGCAGGGCGCCTTCAGCGGCTTGTGGACGTTCTTCTCAGGCATGGGCGGCCGCATGATCGCCACGGTCAAGGAGATTGGCGCCGCGATTCAAACGTGGGTGCTGGATAAGGTTCAGAAGGCGAAGGAGTGGTTCAAGAGCCTGGTGCCGGGCGGGTCGAAATCTGACAAGCAAGCCTCCGCGACGGATGCGGCAGGCGCCAAGCCAGACCTTGCGCCGGAATGGATGGCCGTGGCCAGTGGCGCTGTCGTTCCGGTCGTGCCGCCTGCGGTTGTGGTCGGCCCCGCGTCGAACCTCGGCCGCGCGCCGTTCTCGTACCAGAACCGCAACGACATCGTCGTCAACGTGACGGGGGGGGAACCTCAAGCCGTCAGGAGCGCTGTTGAGCGGGGCGTCGGCTTGGGCTTGCAACGCAACCTTTCCGACGTGGGCAGAACCTTCGACCTGCCGGCCCCCGTCGAGATGGTCGCCTAGGAGCAGCAATGAACTTTGTTTCCATGATCTTTGGATGGAATGGCGGCAGCAGCATTGGCGCGTTGCCACTGGATGCGTTGGTGGGCGAGAAGACGGCACTCAACAGCCGCGCCACCTCGTATGCGGTGGAAGACGGGCCGCCGGTTTCGGACCACGTGGTCCAGGAATCGGAACTGCTGACGCTCGACGGATGGGTCACCGCCGCCGATATCACCTTGCTGGGGGGCTTGAATGCGCGGGGCGCGTTGGGTGGCATGGGGGGCTTGGGCGGGGCGTCAACGGACGTGGGCCGGTCAAAACTGATCGGCGCCAAGGACGCCTTGCGCAAGATCCACGCAGACCGCCTGCCCATCACCATCACGACCGGACTCGATGTCTATGAGAACTTCGTGATGGAAAGCTGCTCCATTGGGCGCAGCAATGGCGGCGGTGATCGCTTCGAGGTATCCGCCACGTTCAGGCGCATCCGCAAAGTGACCTTGCGCCAGGCGGACATTCCCCCCGAGAAAACCTCGGGCAGCGCCACGGGAAAAGCTGGCACGACAAAACAGAACGCCGGCAAGACCAGCGGCGTGCCGGCCACCCCGAAGCAGCAGGGCGGCATCTTTACGACAAGGCAAATCCCGACATGATCCAAATTCCGATTCCGGACGTGAACGACAGTCTTACTGAAGTCGATCTGGACGGCCTGACCTACTTCTTGCGGCTGTCCTGGAACAGCGAGGCGGAACTGTGGACGCTGTCCATCGAGAACGCCTACAACGAGCTCGTCGTGGCGGGCATCGCCGTGCTGCCGGGTACGCCGTTGCTGTCGGGCTACCGGCACTTGACGGTGCCGGCTGGCGAACTGGTGGCGCTGGCGCCTGACCGTCGCGACACCATCAGCCGCGCGGCGCTGGCCTCAGGTGAAGTCGCGTTGATCTACGTGGATGCGCAGGAGATGGCGGATGGCCAGATTTGATCGGGTTTACCGCTTGCTCGTGGGCAAGAGCGGTCAGAAGGCGCTAGAGATCGTGCCGCCCATTCGGCTGACGTTCGACATCGCCAAGACCGCAGGGGAATCCCCCAACGACGCCAAGATCACGCTCTACAACCTGGCGGCGGGTACGCGTGGCGCGCTTGAAGAACCGAACCTGCGCTGCGTGCTGTACGCGGGTTACGCCGAAGAAGGCGGCCCGCTGTTGATGGCCTCGGGCAGCGTGGTGTACGCCTACACCCGATTTGAACAGCCGGATGTGATTACGGAGCTGACGGTCAAGGACGGCTATATCGAAGTGCGCGACACGGCGGTGTCGATCGGCCTGGGGCCGGGCGCGCAGGCCAGCGCCATCATCCGTGACATTGCCCGCCAAATGGGCTTGCCGCTCGTCATGGCGGACGACGTGCCTGACCGCCGCTGGGAGCAAGGGTTTTCTTTCTACGGCGCGGCCCGCACGGCGTTGCACAAGGTGACGCAGGGCACCGGGCTGGAGTGGTCGATTCAGAATCAGCAGCTACAGGTGGTGCAACGGCTGGGCACCACGCGGCGGCAGGCCGTCGTACTGGCAGTGGACACGGGGCTGCTGGGCCAGCCCGAGCGCACGCGTGAGGCGGCCACCGAGAAGGCGGCATCGAAAGGGCCAGCGAAAGGGCCGGCGAAGGCCGCTGAACCGGCAACGGCCGCCAGCGCCAAGCCGGCAAGCGGCCAGCAACAGCGTGACGGTTGGAAGGTGAAGTCGCTATTGCTGCCGACCATCAGCCCCGGCGACCTGGTCAAGGTCGAGAGCCGCACGGTTGGTGCGTGGCAACGCGTCGAAACCGTGCACCACACCGGCGACAGCGAGGGTGGCGATTGGCAGACCGAATTGGGGCTGGTCGACCGCTATGCGCCACCGAAGAAAAAGGAAAAGACATGAGCCAAGCAGTGACCCTGGTGCGCCGCTTGATCGCGACGGAGCTGGCGGACGTCTATACGACGCTACCCGGTGAAGTGGTGGCCTACGACGGCGTTTTCGTGACGGCCAGGCCGACGTTGGCCAAGCGGCTCGCCAACGGTGAAACCTTGCCGCCGCCGCAGATCGTGCGTGTGCCGGTGTGCTGGCCGGTAGGCGATGTGAATGGCGCACGTGCGCTGATCTCGGTGCCGCTGAAGGCGGGCGATGCGATCAAGCTGTCGTTCTCCGCGCGGGCGCTTGAGAACTGGCTGGCGGGCGATAACGGCCCGCCCGACGACCCGCGCCAATTTGATTTGTCGGACGCCTTCGCCTCGCCGCTGCTGCGGCCCGGCACGATGGCGGCCGACACGCAGAACGTCTGCATCCAGTACGGTCCCGGCATGTTGAAACTGTCGCCCGCCGGCGACCTGACGTTTCAGGTCAAGACCTGGACGGTTCAGGCCGAACAGACAACGTTCAATACACCGGTGACGGTGAACGGCCCCTTGACCTACACGCAAGGCATGGCGGGCGAGGGCGGCGAAGGCGGCGCATCCATGCGTATCCGGGGCGGCGTGGCGTACGAGGGCGGCGCCATCACGCACAACGGCAAGAACATCGGCGACACCCATCGCCACGCCTATGCGGGCGGCATCACGGAGAACCCTGTCTGATGGCACTCGACCTTGCGCTATCCGCCGACCACGATCTAGATCTGGATCTGCTCGGCCGCACTTCATTTGTGGACGGCGCCGAACGCATCGCCCAGCAAATCAAAACCACCTTGCTGACTTTTCTGGGCGAGTGGTTCCTGGACACGACGTTTGGCGTGCCGTATTTCGATGACGTGCTGGTGAAGTCGCCGAACCGGGCCAGCATCGAAGCCATCTTCCGCGCGCGCATTCGCGCCGTGCCGGATGTGGCCCGCGTGCGCGGCCTTGAGCTGCAAATTGAACGCCAATTGCGCGTGCTACGTGTCACCTATGACGTGGACACGGCAGCAGGACGGCTCGAACGAGTCGTTGAGTTGCGCACGTCTTAACCCCAATCTTTTTTCGAGGTACCTATGGCCTACGGTGTCACACCGGACGGGTTCGTACGCCCGCGCCTGCCGGAAATCCGCCAGGAGATCGTGGCGGACCTGCGCGCCCGCATGCAGTCCGCCGGCTTCAATGGCGCGGTGGAAACCCGCCCCGACAGCATTACCGGTCTGTTGATCGATACGTTCGCCGAGCGCGAAGCCACGTTGTGGGAGCAGGCGGAAGGCGTGTATTACGCGATGTACCCCGGCTCGGCGACGGGGGTGTCGCTGGATCGCGCGGTGTCGTTTACTGGCGTGTCGCGGTACCGCGACGAGTCCTCGCGCGCCTATGTGGTGCTGTATGGCGCGGCGGGCACGACGGTGCCGGCGGGCGCGCAAGTACGGCATCGCGTCAGCCAGAACCTGTGGGCGCTGGAAAGCGCCACGCAGATCCTGGCCGGCGCCGCGGCGGACGTGACCCTTCAACCCGCGGTTACGCCATCCAGCGCCTACATCGTGTCAATCGACGGTGCGGCATATTCCTATACGTCGGGCACGACGACGAACCTGCCTCAGATTCTGGCGGGGCTGGTCACGGCGTTGACGCCTAGCGGCCTGGCCGTATCCAGCGATGGCGCCTCGGTACGCATCCATACGGATGGGCGCAGCGCGGCGGCGTTCACGTGGTCCGGCAACTTGTCTCTGATCCGTTTAGGCTCGCCGGGCCTTGCCGTGACGCTGGGCGCATCGACGGAAGGCGCGGCGGTGGGTGACTTGAACGGCATCATCACGCAGATCGACGGCTGGGAAGCCGTGGGCAACCTGCAAGCGGGTGTGGCGGGGCGCCTGGCGGAGAACGCGGCGGAGCTGCGTGCGCGATATCCCACCGGCCTGTTCCGGTTGGGCGCGGCGACGCTGCCCAGCATCGCGCCCAATGTGCGCGACCGGGTGGCTGGCGTGCGCACCGTGAAGGTGTTCATGAACAGCACCGACACGCCGGATGCGCTGGGCCGGCCTCCGCACAGCGTGCATGTGGTGGCGGACGGCGGCCTGGATGACGAAGTGGCCGACGCGATCTTTCGCGTGGTGGCCGCCGGCATCGACACCCATGGCAAGCAGCAGGTGGTGGTCAAGGATGAGGACGGCGCGGACCACCTGATCCGCTTCGACCGGCCCGAGCGTGTCTACCTGTGGGTGCGCTGCGCCACCACGCTGCTGTCGCCGGCTGAGCAGGCATTTCCGCCAGACGGCTTTCAACGCATTGCCGAGAACCTGGCAGCCGTGGGCGACGCGTCGAGCATTGGCGAAGACGTCATCCTGCAACGGCTCTACGGCGCCATCTATCGCACGCCTGGCCTGGCGTCGGTGGATCTGAAGCTGGCGTTCTCCACCAACCCCGCGTTCACGCCCACGCCGGCCGACTACCGCGCCGCCAACGTGACGATCCAGGACTTCCAGGTGGCCGCGTTCGACTTGTCACGCATCGAGGTGACCTGATGGACTTGAACCAAGACCATGGGCAAGTTGCGTGGGGCCACTGGCTGGGCCAGTTCCAGACCAAGCGGCGGCTGGAGGCGCTGGTCCGCGCACTGCTCAAACCCGCCGATGGCCTGCAAGGCGCGCTGCGTTCCCTGTACGAGGACCGGTGGCTAGAGACCGCGGTGGGCAAGCAGCTCGATGGCATCGGCGAGATCGTGGGCTTGCCCCGCGTCATTGATGAAGCGATCTACATCCGCTTCTTCGGCTTCGAAGGGCAACCGAACGTCGGAGGCTTCTCCGACGCCCGTTTTCGCCGCGCCAACGAACGAACGGTAGCCGGGTCGACGTCCTTGCTGGACGCCGAGTACCGCAAGCTTCTGTACTGGAAGATCGCGCTGAACAACGGGCACGGCACCACGCCGGAGATCGCTTCGTCGCTCAAACCGATCTTCGACGTGAGCCGCGTCGTGGTGCAGAACGCGGGCAACGCAAAGATCCGCATCTGGGTCAGCCGGATTCCCGGTCCCAATGACCCGCTTATGGCCAACCCCTATAAGTGGGTACCCCAAGCCGCCGGTGTCGGCGTGCAACTCATTACCGGCTCGACCGACAAGCCTTTCGGCTTTAGCGAGCAAGGTTTCTTTGGCTTTGGCGTCGGCGTGCTGGCGCGAGGAATCTACTGATGGCAGACCCTACTTTTTTCGACCTTTTCAACTCGACCTGGGCGCAAAACGGCCTGACCGAGGGCATCACCGACCTGCAATACAAGACGGGTTGGTCGTACATCGGTTCCGTGCCGCCCTCTGTCGAACAATTCAACAAGGTCCAGCAGACCACCGACGAACGCCTGGCCTGGCTGTACAAGCAGCTGGACGGCCTGGCGGCAGTCACGGGCCGTCCGCTAGCGGCCACGGGTTTCGACGCACTGAGCTACGCGCAGCAGAACCTGAACGCCACCAACCTGAAGACCGGCACGGTGCCTGTTGCGCGCTTGTCGGGCACGGCCACCGCGCTGACCGCAGGCGCCGCGCAGAAGCTGGCCACGGCGCGCACCATTGCAGCGACCGGCGACGCAACGGGTTCGGGAACATTCGACGGTTCCGCCAACTTGTCGGTGGGCCTGACGCTGAGCAGCACCGGCGTGACTGCGGGCAGCTACGGCAACGCCAACGCGGTGCCGACGTTCACCGTAGACGCCAAGGGCCGCGTGTCGGCAGCCGGCGAGGTCGCAGTCGGTAATGCCGCCACCGCAACCAAACTGGCGACGACGCGTTTGTTCTCTGTCACGGGCGGCGCGACGGCTGGCGGCGTGAGCTTTGACGGAACCGGCAACGTCGCGCTTAACGTGACCGCGTTGGACGTGTCGAAAGCCACCGCCGGCACCTTGCCGGTGGCGCGCGGCGGCACGGGCGTGGCGACGCTTGCCGCAGGCTCGTACTTGACCGGGGCGGGCACGGGCGCGCTGGTATCGCGCACGCCGGCGCAGGTGCTGGAGGATATTCAGGCACTGCCGAAGGCGGGCGGCGAGGTTACGGGTCCGGTGGTGTTGGGCACGGGCGCGGCGATCGGCTCGCAGTATGGCGTGAACACGTCGTCGGGACGCACTGCGCACGTGCTGTTGCCGGATGGCGGCGCCTATTCGACCAACACTGCCACCGTCGCGGGCGCAATTAAGATCACGCTGCCTGCTGCGGCTGCTGCGGCTGTTGGCGTGAACACGATGCTGCGCTTGCGCGTGGATCTGTTCGAGTACCTGGACGGCGTGCCGCCTGTGTCGCTGTTGATTCATGGTTATGTGCAGACGACGAAGGCGTGGGGGCGTTGTGGGGCGACGGTGCTGGCCGGTAGCGCCGCGTCAGATATTCCCGTTCGCTTCGGGTCGGACGCGGCTGGTGTTCCGTGCATCTGGATCGGCGACACGAACAAGTCCTGGTCATATCCGACGGTGACGGTGGCGGAGGTTCAGGCCAAGTACAACGCGTCGGGCGCAACCGTTGCCGCGTGGAGTACGGGGTGGAAGGTGGAGCCGGTCACGGCGTTCGAGACGGTGTCGCAGACGGCGGCGGTGAGTAATCTGGCCTTTGCCCGTTCAGATATTGCGCGAGTGAGCGGCTTGCAGGCGGCGCTGGACACTCGCGTACCGGTCGTATCCCTGGCCAACGTGCCCACGACCAACATCGGGCCGGTTCTGATTGCAGAAGCGGCGGAAGTTTGGACTTGGGTTTCCACCAGCTTCTATACCGGCTACCGCTCCCCGCTTTGCGGTCGGCCGATGGACGGGCACACCGTCACGCCATTACCTAACGAAGTGGACGCGGTGGGCGGCGTCCTTCAGAAGTCCGCTTACGCCGCGCTCTGGGGTTACGCGCAGGAAAATGGCCTGGTGCTCACGCAGGCCAATTGGGAAGCGCGCCGGGGAGGGCACTACTTCGTCAACATTGACGCGAACACGTTCCGAGTCCCGGATTTGCGCGATATGTTCCGTCGGTTTACGGGAACTGACGCTGACACTGCAAATGCAAGGGCAATGGCCAGCCGCCAAGTTGACTCCAACAAATCGCACGCCCACGCGACATTGGTACAGCGATCCGGCGGCGTGTCTGGATCGCAGATGCCT